AAAGGTTTGTTTCGAGATCCTGGTATGTATCTTGATATTTGTGAGCTATTAAACTTACTTTCTGGTTTGTGCCCGCAAGATTTACTAGCAATGCTTATGCTGTTTACTAATTACTTAGCAAAGTTAAATTTAGACATAAAATTTAATATTGACTTTATTATTAGTTTGATTGGTGCAATCTTAAGCCCATTCCTCGATGCGCTAGCACAATGGTTAGACAAGTTAGTTCAAATGCTTGTAGCGCCTATGTTATGTGTTATCGATCACATTAATGAAGTAATTATTTTAGCTCAAAGTGCAAAGATACCTTTTAGTGAAGTAACTGGAAATGTTGACGCTGATATTGGGATTGCTTTGCCAGGCAATGAAAATGCTGCTGGTTCAATTAGTGCTGGACTGTTTGGAGATAAGCAATGGGCCGAGGGAGAAATGGAAAGATTCTCTACTCCTGATAGCCAAAAGTACAATCCTGAACGTCCTGAGTGGCCAGGCGAAGAAACAGGTTTAGCTGTTGATGAAATGAAAGAAGCAGTTAATCCATCCTTGTCAGTGGCAGAGCGAGAAACAAGAAATAAACAATGGGCCGACCTAAAGAAACAAGACAAAGACAAACGGTCTATAGTTCCACCTCCTTTAAAAGGTGGTAACTTAAACGATGGTACTCGTTGGAGTAAGGATGATATTCCACAATCTGAAAAGACATCTGAGAGCTTTTCGGTAGGCAATAAGTATCACCCTCCAGAAAAACAAGGTCATGTACAAGAGGCAAAGAAATACTTTGACCCAGCACCACTTGTTGGTTCTATTGTTCAAATGAGAAATATTGCACAAGGTGCAATTAGATATGTACAAGATTGGTTTGATTATGCTATACAGATGATTTACGACTTACTTGGTACAGACTTTGGATGGATGAGCAAGAAAACTGGTACCTCTGTTTTAAAATCACGTATCATCCAACTGATCTTAATGATTAAGTCTATCCTTGAAGCTATATCTAAAAATGGTTTAAAGTGTGGTATTAACAGCAACTTTGACGAAGGTCAAATGAAATTTATCCTTGAAGACACTATGGGTAAGTTTAGTGCTACAAAATTCAAAGTACTTCCAGATGGCACTATCAATGTTATCTCTCCAGATGGTAAAGAAGCACCTAGCGTCGCAGGAATATCAAGTGCTCTTGAAGATTTATCCCAAGCTAGTAAAAATACAGATACTGGTATAAATACAGGAGTTGGCACAGTTAATGATACTGCTCAGACTGATCAGGTCAAGCAAAAAAGTATACAATCAGGTATTATTGTTAAGAATTGTTTACGGGACCTAACAGGTCAAGATTTAGCAGATACACGAGAGTGGATAGCAGAATACGAGAGGAGAACTGGAAATAATGGTTAAAATCCAGTCCGAACAACTCCCTAATAAAAATAATGGTTTTCCTATAGATAAAGCGTCTATTACTCCAGGGCAGGTATCATTACCAGCCAAAGCATATACTACAAACATTGGTAGAGGACGAGCACCAACTTTACGTTGGGAGCCACCTGAATGGGACCTAGTAGAAACTGGAAGGATTATTGACACAGAATCTTATGCTCGGCGCGCACACAAAGTAAAAAAGAACCTCTTCCTTAAAGAAGGTTATTCGTTTTCTGGTTCTGATATTAATAGAATTAGATATATCAAGAAGCGTTTCCAACAAATGGAATATGCCACTAAGTATCCATTTCCAATGTTAATGGCGGATACTGTAGCCTCCCTAATAAGAACTTTTAATTGTTTTTGGATCAAGGTACGTAAGACCTCGGCCTCCGGTGGAAAAGTACGTATTAATCCAGATGGCAAAAAGCTTCAGCCTGTTGCAGGGTATTTTATTCTTCCTGCCGAAACTGTAAGATTTAAAAGAGATGAATTTGGTAAACTTGTTAAGTATCAACAAGAAGTATACGGTAAGGTTCAACAAGAGTTTAGACCTGAAGATATTATTCATTTCCACTTAGAAAAACGTCCAGGATTTTCAGTTGGTACACCAGACTTAGTATCAATTAAAGATGATATTCGTGCACTTCGCAGGATTGAAGAGAACGTTGAGATGCTTTTACAGCAGCATTTATTTCCGCTGTTTCATTATCAAGTAGGTACAGAAGATGCTCCAGCAGCCCCACTTCCTGATGGCACAACTGAAATTGGAGTTGTAATGGCTAACATTGCATCAATGCCTTCAGATGGTTGTTGGGTTACGCCGGAAAGACACAAGATTACACCTTTACAAGGTAGCGCTCCACCTATACCTGTTGAGAAAGTTATTGAGCACTTCAAGCAAAGAATCTTTACTGGCTTTGGTGTAAGTTCTGTTGATATGGGTGAAGGCGGTACAGCCTCAAGAAGTACTGCTCAAACAATGTCTAGAAACCTTATTGATGATACTAAGGCTAGCCAAAAAGAATTCGGCTCTCAGTTTTATGCTTTTGTTTTACAAGAGCTACTTCAAGAGTCTACGTTTTCAGATGGTACTATCTTTAATGAAGAGTTTAAAGTTACATTAAAATTTCATGAAATAGATTTCGAGGCGCGACAAGCTAAAGAGAATCATTACATGGACCTATTCCTTAAAAATGGTATTACTCATACAGAACTTCGCCAAGAACTTGGCAGAGAACCTTTTCAAGGTACCGGTTGGCCTACTAGTAAAAATAGAAGCGAAATGTTTACTGCTGCCGCTGGTGATTGGGCCAATACAAATTATGGCCTAATAGAAAGAGATAAAGCTCTTATACAGGCTGTTGACGAGCCAGTAACTCCGGTAGCTCAAGCAGAATCAAAATCTCGTGCTAAACAAAATACAAAATCTGCTGGCGGCGGGTCAGTTGCTAATAAGAACCAACCTGCAAACCAACATGGCAAAAGAGCCTCTGCAAAAACAAATAAAGATGCTTTAGATTTTATTTACAAACAACAAGCTCCTCTTAGTACTATATATAAAAGTATTCGTGCAGATCTTGTAAATAACATTCGTATGAATGGTGTTTCTGTATCGAATATTATTTTATCTGTTAATATGGCATTCTCAGAGGCAAGAGATAGATTAGTGAACTTGGCAAAACAATCATATAGAGCTGGCCTTAGAGAGACTGGTCGTATGATTTACGAAGTACAACTTGATAAGATAGATGCAAAAATACAAGATCACGTAGAGAAGTATACATATAAATTGCGCGACCAACTAATAGAAAACATTGAAAAACATACTATTAAACAAAAACTATTAAAACTAGAAGATGCTATATTTGTTGGATTGATTTTCGACGCCTTAGAGCATAGAACAAATATGATAGATGATAGCGAAATTATGAGAGCGTATAACTATGGATTATGTAGCGGATATAAACTAAATGGCTTTGAAGAACTTACTTCTGTAAGGAATAGCGATGAACCATGTAGTATCTGCGATCAGGGTACTTTGAAATACAAATCTAATAATGCTATAATTTATGAAGAGTTACCGCCACTGCATCCACATTGCACTTGTATTATGCGGATAACTAAATAGAAACATAGGAGGATTACCTAATATGCCTAAAGATATTAGTCTCTTTAGAGATTATTTTCAGCTTGTAAAACCATCAAATGAGGATATTTCCAAATGGAAAGATTCTATTTCTGATTCTTCTAATGATAATTTTTCAGCACAGGTACAAACAAAACGTGGTCTTGAGGTAACTTTCGAAGCTACCCACTCCGCATTATATAATGATAATTTACGTTTATATATTCCATCTAGAATGGAAGACGGCGCTGAAACTTTTATCAAACGGAACAAACCAGCTAAAATCTTAAAGCATCACGATACTCACTCTGACCCAATTGGTATTATTACTGGGTCAGAATATGTGCATACTATTCCAGAATCGTTTCAAAATAACAAAGATGTAATGATTCTAACAGATAGTTCTAATAGTCTCAGTAAACAAGTACAAGCCGCTAAGAGACTTTTAAAATCTGGTATAACCTTTAGCGAAGGCTGGAGAGGTCTTGGGTATATCAAACTAAAAGGTATTATCTCTGATAAGGTAGCAATAGAGCAAATATTAGACGGAAGATTCGATGCAGTTTCTACTAGTTTTAGGTCTCCAGGTCAAGTGTTTTGCTCTGAGTGTACACAGAACTTAGCTCAAGATGGTTTTTGCGAACATAAACCAGGTGAACCATACGATGACGAAGGTAATCTAGATCCAGACGGTACAGTCTGTGCTCTTATTCCTGGTGTTTATAAATATGACGAAGTAAGTCTTGTTGTCCTTGATGGCGATCCACTCACGCAGATTGTTATTGGTCACCAAGATTCAAAACAAGAATATACAATTTCAATGGATAATTGGAAAGAAACTTCTAAAGGAAAATCAAGTAATGTTGAGTATTCGTTTAGAGACTTTAAGGAGGAAATAAATATGGCAGATTCTAAAAATATTGTTGATCCTAATGTTGCATTAGACGACGATACTGCCAATCAGGAAGTTAATGGAGATTCTATTTGTGATGAAATGCAAGTTGAGCTAAAGAAAATGCTTGATGAGAAACTTATTACAGAGGAAGAGTGGGAGATAGCAGACAAACAATTAAATGCAGAGCAACGTAAAAAATTGCCTGAGACAGTTTTCTGTGGTCCTAATCGTTCATTTCCAGTTCTTGATTGTGTGCATGTTACTGCAGCGCGGCGCTTAATTGATCGTTTAGAAGGTTTCAGCGATGAAGTTACTATTAACAAAATTGATCGTAAAGCAAAAGCACTTGGGTATGACACTGAAGACGGTAAGGTTGTTATTGAAGAACCACAAGTTGATACGTTTGAAGTTCCTACATGTGAAGCACTTGTTACGCTAAGTGACGAGGATGCAAAACAACTGTTTAACGTTGCCGAAGCAGTAATGCTTACGCGCAATTTGAAACTTGATCGTCCTTGTGGTAAATGTGCCGCACATGAAGATGAAGCTAATAAACACAAAGAAGCACTAAATGATTCAGAAGTCAAGCGCGAAGAGCTTAAAAATCAACTAACAGTTCTTCGTGAGGAATTACGTTACCAAATAGCTGACTATATGGCGCAAGTCGATAGGTATGTTGAGCTAGGTATAACGTTAACGACTACACAAAAAGATCACCTGGCACTAGTAGGTACGTTAACAGGTAAATTTAAAGATGTTGAAAGTGCTATGGATTCTCTGAATACCCTTGATATTACAGAACAAAAACCTGTCATCATGGCAGATTTTAAACTTGAAGACATTATGTCTAAATTAAATGATGGAATGACACGCGACCCTAAAGAAGTTATAGGCAACCCTATTGAAGATGCTGATAAGGACAATACTCAGCTTCCAGATACTCTGTCTTACGCTACCACTAAAGCGATTGAAACAATTCGTGACTTTGTAAAAAATAACGATATTGCAAGCGCAATGAATTTTTATGGTAAAATGGTGGGGTTACGAGTTATTGACGAAAAACTAATTCCATTTAATAGTCTTTCAGCTAAACCACAAGAAATTGCTGAATAGATTGAGGAGGTAAATAAAATATGACAATTCCAAGAGGATATGTTGCTAATCACAAATACTGGGATCGTATGGGACGAATCACTCCTAATTTCCTGTGGTCAGAATCACACCAACCACACTTTGAGAGCTTTCCTGCTCCATGGTTACCGGTACAAAGATACGAGAAAGAGTACGAGACTTATTACGTAGTTTCTTCTGGTAAGGTTGTTGGCGAGACTCGCGAAGGACAACTTGTTCCTGCAGGTTTAAGAAAAACATGGAACGTTGCTGGTGCAACAACTATTCTGACTTATGCAGCTGCTGATGTTACTGAAAGCGTAACCGATCTTACGACTGGTGTCGCTGTTACTGCTGCTACTAGTTATACCGAGACACAAGTTACTACTGCTCTTCGTGAGCGCGGCTTGATTCGTCACGGCGAAAGAGCTTATAATTTTATTTCGAAACCAATCGGTTTTGCTTCGTATAACTATTACAAAGCTGCTGGACCTGACTGGTATAACCCTGGAACTTTAATTGAACACAATTTCCGTCCGCAAGCAATTGTTGCCGTTACTTGTGATTACACGGCTACGTTCCCAGTACTTCCCGCATTGGCGACCACTGAGACTATGGCTAACAATAATACTCCTGGAGCAGATGGCGTTATGGAAGATTTCTTCGATGGCACGACTCCGGTTCGTGTTGCTGGATGGTTTAACGCCACACAGATTCACGAAGTAACTCGCTATGCAAGCCTTGTTGCTGCTACTGATTCTGTCGTAGGTTACATGTTTGTAAATTATCCTGTAGCTCACATTACAGAAGATAGTCCAATCACTTCTTCGCTCGGCGGATTGACTCGTGAAGTTGGATCTATATCAGCGCTTAATGCTGCTGGTGACTTCTACATGGATTATGAAGTTGGTATGCTTTTCGTATACGAAGATGGTGGAGACGCTATTCCTAGTCCATTTACTGTTGTCGGAACACTCACTTATTACCATTATGCAGCTGCCGGTACAGCTACTAACACTGTTAGTACTTACGCCTGCGCTACTGGTAACCTTGAGTATGGAGACTTCCTTACTTACGATGCAAATAGTAATCTCATTAAAGCTGAATTGGATATTGCCAACGCAGAAGGCTATGACGCTGCTGGCGCTCTTTATTCTGCAGACCCAGACTACGGTGCTGGCGATGACGATGACATTTCACTTCAATTAGAACAAGCGATTGACAATCACCTTTTTGGTATTGTTGGTCAGATCATTGGAACAAACATTTTTGGCCAAGGCCGTCATGGATGGGATTATTTGGATAGAGTTGCTAGTAGTTATATGGGTCAAACCGCTGCTAATATGCAAACCCCTGGTAGTGCTACTGGTGGCCGAACTGATCAGTTGACATATGCAAACGCTGCAGAGCGTATGATTATCGTTAACCTGATCCTTAGATAATCAAAGAAGGAGGACATAAAAAATGACTATAAATAAAAATACAGCCTTCGGCGATAACTATATTCTTTTCCGAGATACTTGGATGAATAACGGTTTTAATCAAGCTACTCAAGAGAAACACTCGTTTGCAGATATTATTGCTACTCCTAATGCTGCTGCTTGGATGCCAAAAGTTGTTGAAGAAATTGTACGTGAACCTCAAGAGCCTATGCTCATCATCCCTAATCTTTTAGACAGGGTACAGTTCTCTGCTGCGGCTAGAATTACTTTCCCTACTATTGGAGCTTTAAGGGCTTTCGACCTGGGCGAAGATATGGCTTACCCAGAGCAAACCTTACAAATCGCACCTGGATCTGTAACTATCAACGTTGGTAAAACAGGTTTGGCTTTTAAAATAACTGAAGAGATGGAGCGTTGGTCTCAGTTTGATGTTATTAACATGCATATTAGGGCTGCTACACGAGCACTTGCACGGCATAAAGAATTTAAAGGTATGAAGTTCATCAGTGGACTAGGCGTAACTCTTTATGATAACGTTAATCCAACACGGTCTATGTACGGTACTTGTACTGGTCGCGCAATCAGTGGAGCCGGTAACGGTTCTTGCCGAATGGAAGACTTGCTGAAAGCATATGCACATATTATGATGCAAGGTTTTATTCCTAACACAATTATGATGCACCCACTGGCTTGGTCTATGTGGATGATAGATCCTAT